CCACACAATGGTTTTATATCTTCACCTATTTTGATAGCTAAAGACAATAATGGTGGAACCCAACATTATCCATTTTGTCTTTGGGGACAAACTTTAGTTTATAGAATAGCAAAGTTATTAGAAAATCAAAATATAGGTATACCTACTGATTTAAATAGAATGTGGTTCAATGTTACTTATCACGGTAGAAAAACTCAACATTGGTTGCACCGAGATGATCAAGAAAATTCAAAATTAAAATCAATTTTATTATTTATGACTCCTGTTTGGCAGCCAGATTGGAGAGGTTCCTTTTATGTTGATGGTGAAGAGTTTAAATATAAACCAGGAAGTGCTGTGATATTTGATTCAAATGAATATCACAAAGGAGAATCCCCTATATCTGAAACATATAATTGGCAACGTATGTGTTGTAATATGGTAGTAGGGTAAATTATGTTAGAAGAATTTGATATTCACATTAAAGATAATTTTTTAGATAAAGAAATATATAAATCAATTTATGATAAAATTCCTTTTTATACTTACTCAGGTAATTATGGTTATCATAATATAGAGGGTAGTTTAATAAAAGAACAAAATAATAATCCAGAACATTTATTTTATGGAGCTACCGTTGAAGAAAACATATCTAATTATGTAAGAGAAAAGTGTGAAAAATTATATAATAAAAAATTTAAAGAAAATTATACTGCATATACAATGGTAACAAGAACCACTCCAATGGTTCATTGCGATAAAGGAAAAAATACTTCTCATCAAATAATAATTTATATAAGAGGAGATGAAGGTCTTAATAGAGGAACGGGTTTTTATGTGAAAAATAATAATATTCATGAATTAAATACTCACATTGGTTTTAAAGAAAACAGAGCTATTTTTTGGGAGTCTTCAGTTTATCATAGCCCATTAATCTGGAGTGACGACAATAAAAATAAAAGATTTTCAATCATAGCTCAATACAAAGAAAAATAATGATTAGTTTTATAAACAAAAATAATAAATTAAATGAAAGTAAAAGTAGTTTAAATATTACTTATCCTAGAACTGTAAATATAATATTTGGAAGTTACCCTCATCCTGACGTAATTCACAATTTTATTATGAGTATAAAAAATAACATAGATAAAAAAATGAGTAATTACACAAATGTAAAAGGAGGGATGACTAATTGGCTTTACTTTTTAGAGGACGATAGTTTTAAAAAATTTTTTATATATTTAATAAACACACATCAAACAACCCACCCATATCTTTTTCAATACTTTTTAGAAAGGTATAAAGTTACCAATGCTTGGGGAAATGAAATAAAACCAAATGATAGTTTAGATTATCACACACATCCTTGTTGGCACGGTATTCTTTATTTAACAAAAGGTTGTGATTTATATTTACCAGAGCTTAATATAAAAATAACTCCTGAACCTGGAGACTATTACATTTTTCCACCTGAAATACTACATGGTTTTGATAAATATGAAGGAGAGCAAAATAGATATAGTTTAATTTTTAATATACAACAAACTAATGAATTTAATTTTAAGAAAAAATTAGAGGAAAAAAATGATAGAGAAAACAGTTAATATAACTAATTTTATAGGAGTCTATGATAACTACATTCTTCCTGAAGAATGTAACAAAGCAATAGAATTATATGAAGATCAAAATAAATTTAATAATACATTTAATAGAATTACATCAGAAAATGCATCTGTATTACAAAAACAAGATCAACAGTTTTTCATGGGACCAGGTAATATTGATGTTTGGTGGGAAAACTTAAAACCAATGATGGTAAATTTTGATATCGCTTTAAAACATTATCTTGAGCAAACTGGAGCTAAAGAAGCTTACAAAGATCCTTTACATTATACTAGTTTAAAAATTCAAAAAACTTTACCTACAGAGGGTTATCATGTTTGGCATATCGAACATCAAAAAGGTCATGATAACGAATCAAGAGCTTTTGTTTTTAGTATATATTTAAATGATATAGAAGAAGGTGGGGAAACAGAATTTTTACATTTTTCAAAAAGAATAAAACCTAAAACAGGTAGAATAGTTATATGGCCTGCAGCTTTTCCTTATGTTCATAGAGGTAATCCACCTTTAATAGGTGAAAAATATTTACTTACTTCTTGGATGATGTTACGATGAATATGATGTAGGTCTTGGACCTTTTTCTGATTCTTCTCTAGAATCATTGTCCCAATCATGTTGTAATCTATTTAAATGTGCAGCATCCCATTTATCTATAAATTGACTTTGAAAATCTCCAAGATTAGCATCTGCATAAGTGCAATGAGGTGTTGTATCTCTATGTTCTACTTCATCAGTAGATGGATTAGTTTCATATTGAATAGCCCAAATATTTGAAAATTTAGAATCAGACCAAAAAGGGTCTTCATTAAATATGTAACCTGTTCCAGCAGCATCACCTGTTTGTTTAATAATTAATTTATCGTCAAATATTACTGTCCAATTTGCATTAGTTGCCATTTTATCTCCTAAGTTTTTATAACATAAGTTACAGTCAAGTAAGGCTGTAAAACTGAAGTTGCATCTCCAGTAAAGTTAGCACTCATATTATGTGAGTGTGCTTGACCTTGACCAGTTGAATAATAAGTTTGTATAGTTGTTGGACCACCGCCACTATTTTTATATGGATAACCATTATTATTTCCATCATAGTTACCACACAACACATCGTGTTGGTGAGCTGCAAGTTGTGCTGTTGTTAAGGTTGCATTAGCTGTTGAACCTCCAACATTTCCTGTAGAAGTAACTGTGTTTGCACCACCTGTAGATGCCAAAGCTTTGTTGTTAGATTTACTTACTGCTACTTTATCTTGTAAATCAGGTAAAGTAAAAGTTGATGAACCATCACCTGTGCCATAAGTTGTGCCTATGATTGCAAATAAGGCAGCATAAGTTGATCTTGAAACAGCTGATCCATTACATTCTAAAAAACCAGTGGGTATAGAAGACGTAGTCCAAGGCACAATAGTTGCCGTTGGAATTCCTCCTGCTGTTGATCCTAGTCTAGTTAATGCCATTAGTTATCTCCAAACAATGCTTTTACTTCAGCATCAGTTAAGGCTTCGCCAGTTTTTAATTTAGCTTTGCCAGTTGTTCTTGTTTCAATATTATCTGCAACTTTATCTTCATGTTCTTTTTTTAATTCTGCCATTTTTGCATTAACATCTGCTTCACTAGGCATTGATAAACCCTCTTTAGTTAATATAACGTATTTATATTGCATACGATTTTCGTTTGGAATTTTACTTCCATCGTCCTCATGTGTTTTCCAATTATAATCATTACAACCAATTAAATTTTGCAATGCTTTTTCAAACCAAAAAATATCATCCATCTTACGTGTCTCCTAATCTAATAAATGTTGCGACTGTTTTATTAACGCTAGAACTTCCATTTATATCAAAACCATTATTTTCCGCTCTTACTACAAATCTAACTTTAACATTTGAAGTATCTGTTACATCTACAAATGAATGTGCAAATGTTGAGGCATACGTTGTGGTACTATTAATTAATTTTAGAGAAGTATATGCTTCTGCTAAATCATTATAACTAGAATCATTAGTCGTATAACGAATATTACAACCAAAGTATGCTTGTTCAGTTGCATCATATAAAGAAACTTTAAACGAAACTAAATAAATTCCTGTAGTTGGAAAAGTAAATACACCATTTGATACAGACATAGCAGAACCAATATTTGAATATTGAGTGTCATTTTGTTCCCAATTTCCATGACCACTTTCTCCAACAACGTCGTTATTATTAAGTCCAGATGGAGAATTATTTACTCTCCATTGGTCAGCTACTGTAATTCCATTAGTAGTCGCGAAACCTGATAAAGTTGCATTTGATCCATCAAGAGTTGCACCACTAGGAATAGTGACCGTGTCACCAGATGCACCGATAGTAATCGTGTTACCATTTTCGTTGATAATGTTATTACCGTCTGTGTCCTGTATCGTGTCTGCTTTTAATATACTTGTCATTATGCTCCTATTAGTCTAAAAATATATAATCCTGCACTATCTAAATTTTGTGAATCACCACTATTTTGATAAACATAATATTTAATAGTATCTCCAGCAGATAAATTTATTGCTCCAGATCCACTAAATTTAAATTCTACGTCTGTCGTATATGCAGTCATACGATTTTCAAAAAAATTACTTGCTGTACCATTTACATAAACTCTTAATTGGATAAATTCTCCTGCATCAATTCCTTGCATAGAACCTCTAATTGAGATGAAATACATGCCACCTTTTCCACTTGGCACTGTAAAAGTATTAGAAGCAAAAGCACTATCTGTATCAATTGTTTCGGTATCAAATGTAACTTGTGTGTGAGAGTTATTACTTATTGATTGACTACTAGAGCTAGTAGCTAAAACAGCTGGATTGTTTTTCATTGCACTGTTTAAAGTTATAGTTCCGTTAGAAAAATCTACAGTCTCTCCAGAAGCTCCAACAGTAATAGTCCCTGATCCAGAGCTTGTTTCTATATTCGATACTTTTAATGTTCCGTTTGCCATAATTATTCTATGTTCCGCTTATTAAAAATCCTCCAAAAAAAGTCCCTCTATTTTGTAAGTCAGTATTTCCTCCACTTGTTAGATAACCATATAACTCTACATAATCACTTGAACCATTTAAAGTTACTATTGTTGCTGTATGTGCAGAGGAGCTATCATCATTATAAGTATTTGTTTGCGATACTGCTGAGCCATTTAAGTAAATTGCAGACATTACTCTAACCATGTTAGTCCCACTTGAAGTAGTCATCTGTCCATAAATAAAGTATTTACCAGCAGTTTGTGGTGTAAAACGATAATTAGTTGAATTGTCAAAAGCATTTGCACTATCAACAACTTCTGTGTTTATTTGAATTTTTGTCCAACTAGCTGAACCAAGAGTTTGTTCACTGCTTCCTCTATATGCTTGAAAATAAGGAGTATTGGTTTCTCCAAACCCAGTTGCTGTTCCAGAGTTAGCGATCGTAACTCCTGAAGGAATTGCTATCGTATCTCCACTTGTGCCTAGCGTTAGCGTAGTACCTGTAGATGGATCGACTTGATTTGTTTCTAACTTACTCATTATAAAATTACAAATGTACTCCCTGATGGAATTGTGATTGTTCCTGATACTGTAACAGGACCAACCAATGCT